GCCACACAATTTATTGGCATAGGCAATTTATCACAGACACAAAAAGCGATAGAGTTTTTTCGTAGACGAAAAATAATAACTCGGATACCGTGGTCAAATCCGAGGATTGCCTCTATGCAAATTAAAGAGGCAAGGATGCCGTCTTATGTTTTACTCAAACGTAACCCAAAAAATAATAAGTGGTGGAATGTTGTGAAGGAGATTTGGGATGAGTAGACCGCCGAAGAAACATATTTTTGAGGTCGTTGAAAAAGCACCCACTACATTAGATTATGCTCTGCAATACATCGAGGAGTTAGGCTGGTATGTGTTGCCTGTCTGGGGTGTTAATGACGATGGCTCGTGCCGTTGTGGACTGCCAAATGATGCTCCGGGACACAAACCCGGAAAGCACCCACAGGCGAACCTAGCACCAAGAGGTCACCTAGACGCAACCAATAACCCAGACATTGCACGCGATTGGTGGGCCACTGATCCTGATGCTGGCATAGGTATCAGCCTAGCTCAAAGTGGGTTGGTTGCCCTCGATATAGACCCACGCAACGGTGGAGATGAAACCCTTGCAAAAATAGAAAGCCAACATGGGGTCTTGTATTCTGATTGTGTTGCAGTCACTCAGTCCGGTGGGGAGCACCGATTGTTTAGGGCTGAGGAAAACACATCTTATCCGAGTAGCATAGGCACTGGCTTAGACATGAAGCACAACGGTTACATCGTAGTTGCTCCAAGTCTTGGTGAACTAGGTCCGTATCGATGGCACGATAATAAATCGCCCATAGCGAAGGTAAACCCTGTGGTGCCATCTGAGCTACCAAAGTTTATTACCGATAGGACACGGGCCAAGAGTGAGGCTTACGAGGTGGTTGAGAAGTCTGGGGTACCAGTAGCTACGGCTCAAACGTTTGATGATCTTCGTGATGCCTTAACTTATATTTCTAGCGATGAATATAACACTTGGGTACAAGTGGGAATGGCACTCAAACCATATGGGGAAAACGGATACTCAGTCTGGATGGATTGGTCCTCGAAGTCTCCAAAGTTTGATGCTACAGTTTCGCGCCGAAAGTGGGATGTGTTGGATGAACCCCATTCAATAACGTTTAAGTCCATCTTTCGTAGTGCGATTGATAACGGGTGGGTTTCCAGAGTTGGTATCACTCCCAAGTCTGTTGATGAAATCCATCCGTTATCTCTCAAAAACGATCAGGGATCAGGTAGTCACTCTGTCACATCGTTCGAATATATCATGGACGATTTTATGAGCACGGGCATCAACGTCCTCGCAGGTGCTCCGGGTGTAGGTAAAACGACACTTGCTATCCCACTTGCCTTGAGTGTTGCCCATATTTATCCGGTTGATTACGAACTGATACCTACCATACGGAGAAATGTAATCATCATTACCGAGTCGGTGGTTCAGGTCCAACGTATCATTTACTCGGTAGCCACGTTTGGTAACACCGGAGCACGACAAGAAGACTTTGATTCAGTGAAGGTCATTCCAGCTCGTAGGCTCAAGGCTGACATCGTAGCACAAGTGGCAGACGAATACCGAGAGTGGACCTACCCAAACGAAATGGCTGACGGTGGTACCTTCCATGCTTTGCCATTAGTGTTGTTAGATACAGCTAATTCAATTTTCGATGTGGAGTCGGAGAATGATAATAGTGAGGTAGGCAAAGTGATGGCAATGCTCAAAGAAAAGTTTGATGGCTTCCCTGTTATTATTATAAGTCATACAGCTAAGGCTTTAGGCTCCGGTGAATCAGATATGTTATCACCACGGGGAGCTAGTGCATGGACTGGGGATGCGCAGGGCGTGTATACTATGTTCCGGGATGACATTACTGAGGATCGTATCTTACAAACTACCAAAGTGCGTTTCCCCACAGACTATCAAGAGCTAACGTTTACACTGGTGTCGAACAGCGAACACCATAAGGACGTTCTGGGTTACGATGACATACTTTACTTCACCCACGCTTACGCTCGGCCTCTTAAAGATGGTGAACGCAAAAGCTCAAAAGAAAGAGTAAAACAATCCAAGGCAAACGAGAAACTACAGGAGCTATGTGACGCATTGGTTCGACTGATTAGAAAAGATCCTGGTCAATCTCGTTCCCACTATGAACGATTGTCTACTGCTAAAGGTGGTGTGGCAGGTAGCCAAGCCAGAAAGACAGAGGCTATTGACCACTTGATTGGGGATGGGGTGGTGAATAATGTACCGTTGCCCGATCAAAGAGGTAGGCAAACACATGGCCTGTTTTTAAATGAGCAAAAGATTACTAACGATGTATTAGACGGTGAAGACTTACCATTTTAAAGGAGATAACAATATGTCAGAGCCAGATGAAGAATTTATGCGCCGAATCCAAGACCAGTTCGACAAGATTGTGGATTCAGTACCACACAAAAGTAAAATGAGTGAAAGCGAAAAGCTCAGGCAACAGGAAATTAAAAACAGAAAGGCAGAAATAAAAAAAGAACTGGATGATCTACCAAACACAAAGATTAATGATGTGGATATGTAAAAAAGAACCACCGTACTTTAGGAATACGATGGCTCTCTATGAAGGAATGTTTTGTTCGTAATCGAGGAGGATTACATCCCCTCAATAACAAAAGCAAATGTTAACTGCAAGATAAATATAACTGAGAATGGAGATTAAATATGTTAGAAGCAGCAGTGTTAAGTGTAGGGATGCAACTGACCTGTCTCGCAGTGACCCTATACCACGAAGCCAGAGGCGAAGGTAACGCAGGTATGCTAGGGGTAGCTAACGTTGTCATCAATAGAATGCATGACCCACGATGGCCCGATACACTCTGCGAGGTCGTATCACAAGGACCAACTTTAAAGTGGGATGTAAACGCTCCACTTAGAAACAAATGCCAGTTCTCGTTCTACTGTGATGGTAAGTCTGACATACCAACCAACCAGAAATCATTCTCTAAAGCTGTCAGGATAGCCGAGGATGCATGGTACAGCTACAACCTGAGTGTTGACATAACCGAGGGTGCTACCTTCTACCACGCAACGTCTGTTAGCCCTAATTGGCCCTACAGTTATATAACAACTATCAACAACCATAAGTTCTATAAATAATGCTAAATGTTCTAAATGTTCTAAATGTTCGGTTTTTAAAAAACAAATTCCGAACGATCAAAATTAGTGGTAAATCTGAAGTCATCAATCGTCAGAGAGAGGGGCTATTTTATAGCCCTCTCACGCCGATGATTAGATACGTTCGTTCTGTTCGTTTTTACTATAGGGAAAACAGAACGATCAAACAGCTATTTGGAGCTTAAAAATGGTGGACAAAAAGAACGACAAAAATAAGACAAAAAATAAGACAAAAAAACCTGACCTGAAACTGATCAAAACAGGTGATCGTTCGGTTTCTGAAAATAAAATCCGAACATATAAGAAGAACTCACAACGTCCTAATGCTAGACAATATGATAGGGAAAAAATTACAGGCTTCGTATGCTATCAAATTGCTCAGGGCAAGTCTCTCCGATCAATTCTTGATAACGATGACGATCTTCCTTCGTCTTCAACTTTCCTCGATTGGATGGGGGCCAGCTCTGATTTAGCAGAACAGTACGCGCACGCGAGGCAGATGGCCTACGAGCTACTAGCTGATGAGATCGTAGCGATAGCTGACGAGAACTACACCACCGATGAGCATGGTGTGAAGGAACGTCTAAGCTCCGAGGCGATCCAACGCAACCGACTTCGTGTGGATACGAGGAAATGGATGCTCAGTAAAATGCTTCCTAAAGTATATGGTGAAAAGCTGACCCAAGAGGTGACAGGGAAGGGCGGTGGTCCAATCCAACTGGCGGCGGTCGATCTCCGGAACTTGTCAGACTCCGAACTTGATGATATGCAGAAACTGCTCGACAAGGTGGGGAGTGATGAGTCTAGCTGAGAATATAAATACAACGAGTCCTGCTGTACTGCGCGATCTTCTCAAGAGGGAAAAAGAAAGACGAGCGGCGAGTGCTTCACTCTATGAGTTTGTCAAACAGTCATGGCACGTTGTGGAACCCGGAATAAAGTTCATTGCAGGTTGGCACATCGAAGAGATATGCGAACACCTACAGGCAGTGACCGATGGGGAGATCAGAAAGCTACTGATCAATATCCCACCGAGACATAGTAAGAGTACCATCGTCAGTGTGATGTGGCCTATGTGGGAATGGTTGACTCAACCGGAGCAAAAGTTTCTCTGTGCGTCCTACTCAGGTAACCTATCAATACGAGACAACCTGAAAGCCAGACGGCTGATCCAATCTCCGTGGTATCAGGAACAGTGGGGTCATATGTTCTCGCTATCCGGTGATCAGAATGCCAAGCAAAGATTCGAGAACGACAAGACCGGATACCGACTTGCCACATCGGTTGGTGGTACTGCAACGGGTGAAGGGGGATCGAGGCTGATCCTTGACGATCCCCACTCGGCACAGGAAGCGCAGTCCGATACAATCAGAGAGAGCGCACTGGATTGGTTTGACATGGTGTGGTCCACCCGACTGAACGATCCACGCAATGACGCAATGGTCACCATCATGCAACGGCTACATGACCGAGATATATCGGGCCACATCTTGGATGACATCGGGGGTTGGGAACATCTGATGATACCAGCTGAGTGGGATGGGGTGGAGAGGAAGTCGGTACTCGGAGTGTATGACCCACGGGAAGTAGAGGGCGAACTGATTTGTCCTGAGCGATTCGGCAAGAAGGAGATCACCGAACTCAAGCAGTTGTTGGGAACGTATGGCACGGCTGGCCAGTTGCAACAAGACCCGACACCGAGCGAGGGCGGTATACTACGCACCCAGTTCTTTGAGTTGTGGCCTCACGATCAGGGGCTACCCCCGTTCGAGTATATTCTCCAAAGCTACGATTGTGCCTTCACGGAAAAGACAACGGGTGACCCGACAGCCTGTACTGTCTGGGCAATGTT